ATCGGTTTTTATCGGGGAAACCGTTATGATGGGAATCAAAATGATTAAAGGAGAATAAGATGGAATCATTTGAAGGAATCAATAAGTTTATAAAAGTAACAGCAGACCTTTACGGAGAAACCGTTATCGACAAAGACGACATCATACTGAGACATCAAGCAGACCAGTACGACCATGTAAGGGTACACGAAACAGATGATATGGCCGAACTAATGATAAGACTGTACTTTTATTCACAAGACACTTTACAGGTATTAGCTAACGAGGGGGTAGCAGAGGCGTTTTTAGACGAGCCGACACCATCTACAGTAAGGACATATAATAGTGATTTAATAACAAGAATGGAATTGGAGTTTGAAGATGGAGAAGGATAAGCCCTACGAGAGTTACAAACAAGCACAAGAAGACATGGGTTCTTTGGTAGTATATGAACAATTAAAAATAGAATGGCCAGAAGAAGTACCTGTGGAAAAACTAGGTGAACGCACAGAAGTTACCTACGAGCAATATAAACTGTTCTAGTAGATGAACCGCCAGCCAGTATACGATATAGTTCTAGAGCTAATAACCCCGAAGCCTTTGTGGTTCATCTCTTCAATGGTCATTTTATTACCAGATACAGACCTTACTATGGCTACATGATTACCCTTTTGAGCAACAGCACCAACTTTAGGTGTAGTACCAGTAGCCCATCCATCTCTTTGAGCTTGCCATATCCATTCAGACGCATTATTCCATGCACCTACTGGTCTTTGGGTTGAGACATAATATGTACACCAGCCCCAATCAAACCATCCACTAGACACGCTATAGGATGGTGTCTGTGACGCATTTACAGCCTCTCTCGCAGTGTTTTGAGGCCGAGGTGGTGTCTTAGGCATACACTCTGCATTGTCTGCTCTAATCCACTCTACGTCGGTATCGCAATTATTATGGTTGGTTGCTATCTTTTCTTCTAATGTTAGTTCTTTTGGTGTTTCTTCTTCTTTTTGTTCGATTACATATTCTATTAACTTAGGTTGTGGTGTCTCACTAGGTACACCCAATAAAGGTAAAAGCATAATGGTGAGCCTCCGTATAGGTCAATTTGCTCAAATGTTCTCCTTGTTTAAATAATAGGCCAAAATAGCCATACGTCTATACTAACCAAACACAACCATTAAAGGTCAAGGTATTTAGGCGATTTCTTATTTTTTTTAGAACTTAACTTCTTTAGTCGCTTAGTTTCTTTTTTACCACGCTCACCGTGCCAACTAAGAAAGCCCACCACCAACAAAGTACCGCCTATAGCCAAGGTATAGTTAGATACTTCTATTAACTGGTCAGTCAAAAAGTTAATAGCTACCACCAGGGCATCAGCCCATAGATTAACGGCTAACGGATTAAACACCGCCACCAAAATAATACCTATTGTTATAAACCATCTATATAATGGATTCTTCATTTGTAACTCCTATCTTTATTACTCATACATATTAGCATAAGTAATTGACAAAGTCAAACCATACTTGTATCATAGTTACATGAAGATATTAGAAATAAAGGGATACAGCGTCAAGGTCGACGACGATGTTTACAGAGAGCTGAGCGGAAAAAAGTGGACTTTTATGCGGCAAGAGAGACAGAATAAGCCCCTGGTGTACTTTAGGTATAGGGACAAAGGAAGGTATGTCTATCTACACAGGCATGTGCTAGGTCTCACTCCTGCGCAAAACAGCTCTTTGGTTGTAGACCACATGAATAGAGACACTCTCGACAACAGAAGAAAGAATCTGAGAGCAGTTACCAAAAGGCAAAACTCTCTGAATAGAATAGGGCACAACAAAACAGGCTATAAGGGCGTGACAAAACTAGGTCTTGGCTTTATAGCAGAAATCCGCTTGGGAGGAAAGAGATACAGAGTGTCTGGGATGAGTACCGCTAAAGAAGCTCATGAAGAATATAAAAAGCTTTCGAGGTATCTGCACGGAGAATATGGCAGAACTGACAACTCTATATAAGCATTAGCATAAGTCAAGACAAAAAAAGAACCGCCTGAGGTGGGTCAGACGGTTAACAATGATTGGTAGCTAACTAGATAGGAGCTAAAACCACCGACTACATTATAACACCTTCGTTCTTTAAATAACCAACCAATGATGGTATGTTGCCGAAATACCTATCTCCTGCCTTAATTACTGGTGCTGAGGTGAATCCTAGCTTAACTAGAGAGCCGAGGTGCTCCTCCATGGGTAGTTCGCTGTACCGCAACTTCTTCTTATCTAGTAAATATTTAGCTGTTTTGCAGGGAGCACAGTTCTCCTTGCCATAGATAGTTATAGGCATTTTATTCTCCTGATTTGTTAGTTACTTGTATCTTTAATAATACCACTAAATGCTTCCTTGCACACGGCACATCTACCTAACTTCTGTGGGTCGAAATGCCTAGAATTTTTTGCAAAAAAGCCACATACATATTCAATCATCACCCTCTCCTTCTGATTGTTTTAGTCGTTTTTCTGCTATTTTGCAGTATTCTTCGCTTATCTCTGAGCCTATATAATGTCTATCTATTTGTTTGGCGACCTTTGCTGTAGTGCCTGAACCCATGAACGGGTCGTATACAATATCCCCCTCGTTACTCCAAGATACGATGTGGTCGTGTGCTAATTGTTCTGGGAATTGTGCTGGGTGTTTTCGTTTTAGATTTGATACTTCGGTGTTTATATCCCAAACATTAAATCTTTGCCCGAACCTTGGGTAAGTTTTACCCTTTGAGCTAATAGGCTTTGTTGTTCCATCAGGTTGTCTTACTGTACCCGACTTAACCCTGCCCGATGTTTTGTTCTCCCTATCTTTTAATGGGTTAAACGTCTTAGCTTTACCTTTGCTAAAGACAAACATATATTCAAATACTCCACCGTATCTAACCCTAAGTGAACCAGTGTCCGTAAAAGTCTGTTTTTTCCATATCATTGTATCGTGTAGATTAAATCCTATTTCCTTGAAATAAAGAGCCTGTCTAAAAGAAGTGCCTGATTCACTCCCTTTGATAGTAGCATCGCCAACTACCCACACGACCACACCCCCCTCTTTAGTAACTCGGTATAATTCTTCTATCACTGTGTGCCAGTCAAACTCAAACCCGTTGTATGTTCTGAGGTTGTCATAGGGTGGTGAAGTAACTGTAAGGTCAATGAAGTTATCAGGCATACGAGCCATAGTCTCTAAACAGTCCTCGTTTAGTATTTCATCTATCTGCTTATCTTCGTTACTCATTGGTTTGTTCCTTTACTTATGTTTGCCATAATCTTTCACAATTCTCACATCTTAGCTTTTTACAATCCACACAACCCTTAGCTTTAGTTATGAGGTCTTGAATAGCTTGTTCCATTTCTGGGGTAAAAGTGCACTTTAGGTGGTGGTCGAAGCCTGTTTCGTGCATACAGGTGCCAGGTGCACCACGCTTAATAGACTTATTACAGACGATACATTTTATCTCATCTATATCTTTATTCATTGGTTTATTTCTCTTTTAGCATTGTTGTTCTTATCTTTTGGCAACCAAAACATAGTTGTGTAAGTGCTTTATGATAGGTGGAATAAGATACTTGTTGAACATGCTTACCCTCACAATTTGCTATTAGTTCTTGAAGAAACAAAATGTCATCAAGATATACTACTGTGAATAGCAGTTCTTCTATTGTAGTGTTACTCATTGGTTTATTTCTCCAACAATCTTATTACTGCTAATTGTCCTGCGTAGTGGGCTGAAACCTCTCTCATGCCGTCTGCTAACTCTGGCGATGGGTTTGCCTCCGCCCATCCATGAAGGGTATTAACCGCACTTTCTAATCTATTTAATGGAGCTGGGTCATTTTCATAGATTTCTCCAACCTCTATCAAGGCTTTGGCCACTTCTACATGTGGCGGTCTAATCGGCTCAAACACTACATGTATCAAATCGTGAACCATTCTCCTTAGCGGTAGTTGGTAGGTAGGTACTTCTCTTGCCTGATGATGATACCTGGACTCGTTTATCCACTCCTTACGCCTCCAGTTTAGGTGGTGATTGTTTACATGGTTAGCGTTCTTTCTAATGCTCGGAGGTATTCTCATTTGTATTCCCCTTTTAAGCAGCACACGTGTAAATGTGGTACATTATTTACACTTCTCATCGATTCAAAGTTTAACTTTAGATAGTCATAGTGTTTGTCCAAGAAAGGTAATATCTCTCTGAACAACTCATAAATCTCGTAATTGGTTAGCTCCCACAAGTCACACTCTCTTCTTAACACAATAATATCGTGATTCGTGTTGATCTTATCGTGTGGAAACCTATTAGATATTAGATTCCAGTAAGTCCACTTAAATTTAGGCTCTACTTCTGTTAGGTTTTCTATATCTCCATTTTTCTTAGCTAACTGATATTCCTCTTCGGTCTCTTTCGTTCTCATTGTCATGCCGTAAACGCTCCTATCACTATCACTAGGGCTATTACTGCTATAAACACTAGCCACTTAAAGTTTGTCTCTTTCATGACCAATGCCATTCATCACACGCTTCACACTTGTACGGCATAATAATGGTTATTATCCAGTACAAATACTCTAGCGACCTTAGTAAGAAATATATAGTTCCTGCTACCAAGAACAGGTCTAGCTTATTCATGCTACCCCCCGACTACCCAAGATAGTATCTTGGGGTTGACCAGACTCCCTACTAGCAACATCCATCCTGCTATCGACACCAGTGTTAACGCTAGGCTTAACATCTTCATATTTCAATTCCACCTCACTTACTTTTTTATGATTTACCTTCTTTGATGGTCGCCTGCTTACCCGACCCCCAATCCTGCCCGCTTCACTGGCTCTTTTTCTGCCTACCTCACCCTGGCCAAACCCTCCAGTAGTTCCTAACTTACCGCCAATCTTACCCATCTTTGAGTAGTAGTCTTTACCATACCTCTTTTTGTTTGTTGCCGCCGCTTTAGCGCCACCTGCCTTTGTGCCTGGCATCTAATTCTCCTGTTCTATTGCTTTAATAAATTTTATTGCTTCTTCTGCGCCTTTAGCCACCACTACAGTCTGCCCTGACTGCTCTAGTGCCTCTATCCAGCTCTTCTGGCTATCGCTT